CCAAAACATATTTGGCCCAACCACCGATTTTCTCAGCGAATCCCTTACGAAATCGCACCTTATCAGAATCATACCAAGTACCCTGTGCGGAGTACCTAGTACCATCTGTAAAAAGCCCGGCTTGGGGTGAGATTTTAGTAAAGGGCATATCTGTTATTTCCTAGCGATACCATTGCTAGTAGTGATCGTCAAACAACGCTTATTCGGATCATTACTATCTAGATCACCCCCGACAATCTCATCGCCGGAACACATCCCCACGCCTATGAGAAAGGCTTCCCACTTGGACTGAGCATCAATATGTACATTGCGAGATTCATTCACGGCCTGAAGTAAACTTTTAGCTAGATCAGCTTGCTCCAAAGAAACATGAATATCTCTGGTAAGCAGGCCATTCGTCTTCTCCTCTATCGGCACATCTTCAGGAATATCTTTAGCTTCTCTGTTTTCTGGCATTGGTGATCCTTTCTTTAAGGTTTTCCGTTTCCGTTTCAACTGCCGCAAGACGCTCCCCATGTGAATCCACCTTATTGTCTAGTCTGTTAACGATTTTTTCAATCTGGATAATCGACTGCCTCATACCATTCATGCCGACCTTGACTCCCCCATATGCAGCGCCAGCAGCAAGTGGTGCGGCCAGAAGAGAGATTAGTGTGGTGATGTCAGGCTCCATTCTTAACGTAGCCAGACCCATACCAACGCAGCCGCCACGGCAGGCGCAACCACATCAAGCACGGCATCAAGCACCCTGATAGACCTTTTCTTCAGCAACTTCTTTAGCTGCTGGTCGCACTCACGAAATGCATATCCCCATACAGCCAAGGCCCCGGCTACCTCCACGGGCAGCACAACGCTGAACGCGAGCGTCAGAACACCTGCGATCAAAAAATGGCTGATCCACGTCTGATAGTCCTTCTCGCCCCACGCCATATTAAACGTCCTCCTTCTCAGGCTCGACAATTACACGACCATCGTCATCGGTCCAATTCGTACTCACCATGTGTGGATCTTTTCTCTCTCCGACCACCATCCATGAAATTGCGGCTGTGCATGAGGCGTCTTCTGCTTCGATGGTCAAAACGCTGCCTGAGACACTGCCGCGCACCGCTGTCCAGTCAGTTTCATTAGCAGTAAAGCACTGTACATCACGGCACAGTAGCTCAAAAGTACCTGCCGTCATCCCCGCAGCAGCATCAATATCCACCGTGGCAGCGCCACCTGAGAGGGTGACCACACCCCGATATATAAGATCAGCCCGTGGACCCTCTACAAAGCTGTGGACGAGGTGGTGTGTATCTTTTTTGGCTGGCAGCGGATGGTCTATCTTGAAAGAGCCACTGCCCTTCGATAGTGCCCCGGCGATATCGACACCAGCATCTTGAATTTTGAAGGTGCTTGTGCCACTTGCGTCCCCGTCCACGGTAAATCGAAATTCACCTTTATTCGCCGTGCCGCTCGCGCAAACGCTATCAATAGCAATATAGTTGAGTGTCTGGGCGCTCCCATCATAGACGGGTTGAATCCGCAGACATTCTGCCGCCGATGATCCGAATTTGAGTTCGGGGTTACCAGAATTAGTAGCTTGAAAAAGAGTATGTGTAGCGCCCGTAGCAGTTATAGCGCCACAACTTAGTGTACCGCTCATCGTGACAGCACCGTCCCCGGCAACCTCAAACCGCTCCGTACTGGCAGAGGTCAGATTGATTAGATATTCACCAGCGTTGGCGTCATCCATAGCCACGGCGATTCCAGAGTTCCGACCACTAGAATTCGCGAACGCCAGCGACACGGATACATCGCTAGACGAGTCATAGTTGTTCGTGAAGACAGCGCCCCAGTTGCTAGACGATCCCGTCTTAGCTACGGTCAAAAGCCCTGCAATATTAGCGGCTGTGCCTATCTGGAATTGTGACGAGGTGATCTTGAGCCGCTCGCCGCCTCCCGTGAAGAAGTCGATCTGATCTGCGCCCGGTTCGTTGATGTATGTGTTGGAACCGCCGTCGAGGTAGAGCTTACCCGTAGCGGGGAGAATCACATCGCCAGCCGCATTGACGGTGAGCCTGGTGGTGAGTGTCGCCCCCGCGCCACCCGTACCCGAAGCGGCATTCGCAAAAGTTAGTACGCCAGCTTCTTGCTTTATATAGCTGGCTTCATTGGTTTCGATATAGGCGAAAGCTCCGGTATCGGAATCTAGGTAGAGATTGTCGGTGAGAAACATCCCGTCGATGCCACCAGCACCAGCATCGTTGTCGGAGTAAAGGGAGCCTTTCTCCCCTAAGAAAATATGCGACCATGCGCTATGGAGGTCTGACCTCAGGGTTGTCCCGACAGCAAGATCGCCAGCAACAGTGAGGTTACTTGAAGCTCCCGTTAACTGAAACGACTTGTTTACGCTGAAAGCGAGTTCGCTGTGGTCCCAAATCAGCTTGCCACCATTCGACTGACCAGACATATCAATGATGGTGTGATCTTCGTCTGATCCACTGTTGATGTAGATACCACCAGTGGCAGTAGATCCGTATAAGGTAAGGATCGTATTCGGAGTTGCGGTTCCCAGCCCAACCTTATTATTGCCACCATCGACAAAGAGCATATTGGCATTGCCATTGCTCTCTACTCTAAAGTCTACATCGGCAGAAGCTTCATTGAATACTGCACCAGCATTTACGGTAAGTGTACTGCCCAATGTGAGCGTACTAGCCATGTCCACAGCACCGTCAATATCTACCACATCTAAATTGGTAGTTCCGTCTACATCTAGGTCGCCTGCTAGGTCAATTCCTGCGGCACCAGCTAAAACCAAGTCATCAGTGGATGTATCCCATAGCATATAAGCACTGGCTGTATCACCAAAAAATTTGACATCGTACCCAGTATCGTCAACACCAACCGTAATTGTTGAATCAACCTGTACCGCACCATCAATGTCTACTGCATCTAGGTTGGTGGTGCCGTCTACATCCAAATCGCCATTAAAGTCTACGTTACCAGCCACAATCAATTTGGCACTCAACTCCAGATCAGCGAGCGCATCAAGGACAGCCGCGCCACCACCAGCACCATCGGTGAAGACCGCCGAAACATTACCATTACCGATTGTAATGTTGGCCCCGGAACCCTGACTTATAATGATGTTTTGAGAACCGCTTGTAGCGTTCTCAATGATCCAGAACTTATTGATTGTATTTGGTGCCAGAGTGATGGTACACGCTGAATCCAGTGTGCCCGTATACTTCATGTATATGGCTCTACCTTCGTCAGCCGCACCGTCTGCTACCGTAGTAGTATGCGTATCGGCGTTGGTCGTGATGGCTTCGGTGCCAGAACCGAAAGCATCTGCTATAAGCTCTAGGTTCGTATTGGTGGAGGTGCCCCAAGTACCTGATTCGGCACCTGTAGCAATCTCCTTCAGTCTCAGATTATTAACGTATGTTGCCATTTTTTATTCCTAGCTTCTTATGAGGGCACAACTTCCCAATCAGGCGTCTGCGAATCAGATACTTCAGACCAGCCCGGTGTCTGTGAATCATCTACAGCAGCCCACTCTGGTGTTTGTGAATCTGATACCTCTGACCATCCCGGCGTCTGAGAATCATCTACCGCTCCCCAATTTGGCGTCTGAGAATCATCTATGATGCTCCATACATTGACTCCAGTTATTCCCGTTGTTCCTGCCACGCCCGTTACTTCAACCGTTACACCTGTCCCACCAGTTGCCGTAACCGAACCAACGGCACCTGTAGCGGCTACTCCTGTTACCGTAACACCTGCATCAGCCGTTACGGTTACTGAACCAACCGCACCCGTCCCGGCAAGCCCCGTCACCGTAACATTTGCATCTGCTGCTACAGTGACGCTTCCTACCGACCCTGTTGCCGACACTCCCGTGACGGAAACATTTGCATCTGCGGTTACCGTAACCGATCCTACTGCCCCAGTACCAGCAATCCCCGTCAGGGTAACATTGGCATCAGCCGTTACCGTAACGCTTCCTACCGCCCCTGTTCCAGCTACACCCGTTACGTCAACGGGAACTGGCTCGCCCCAAGTGCTAGAACCCCATGTTGAGCGGCCCCAGCCAGTTACATTTGCCATACTACGCTATACGAATAATGGCGTTACTCGAATCTGCCGCAGGAAAAGCAATCGTGAACGTACCAGCAGTGGCCGTTTTCAATGCACCAAAATCTAAAATAACAACAGACGGATCACCGCTCGCAGTATCATTAAAAATCATTGCACCCATAGCCGAAAACGTAGCAGTAGACCACGAAGTATCAGCGAAATCAGTATAGGCGGTCGTACTACTTGTCGTAGGATCTACACGAGTTAGCGTATTTCCCTTGGCAGAGTAGTTCGTGCCACTGATTTCGTTACTAGTGGTATACGCCGTAGTGGCGGCAGTAAATGAAGCACTATCTGTATACAGTGCAATCTGGAATGTATTTCCACCCGAGTTTAGGAAGTTGTGCTTTGCTTCCATCAATTCCTTCTTGAAAGAAGTACACATAAAATTTCCTGAAAACGCCATTATAGTTTCTCCACGGAATTGGCCAAATCATGTTGGTCCGCCAATCGCAATAACGTGACCACCCTGGAACGATCTTCCTTAATCGCTTCCCTGATATAAAAATTAACAGTGTTGTACACCTGGTCCTTAAATACTCGCGCCTGCTCCGCAATAGCAGGAAGCGCGTCTTCCCCTACACTGATAATTCGATCAGTAGCACGTTGTGCCCAATGCTCAGGCGGTAAATGACAATTGTTCGTAGTGGTTACCGTCACATTTCCAATTTCCCCACTGATCATTGGGCTGCTGTCATCTGCGGGGATACCCTCATCGTACCATCCCTGTATTCATCACCAGTCATTCGTCCTTCAGCCTGTAACTTCAAAAGCCCCAACGCTTCCTGATACCTCTGTTGATACAACTGCATCATGTCCGCGTCACCTTTCATGTAGGTGTACGCCTCGACCAGAGATCCATAAAGCAAGACGGTATCCGCGTTGGTGCCCAGCCACGAAGGACTCGTATCGACAATTGAAGCTGGCTGATAGTAGTAATGAAGCTCCGCCGAGTAGTTGGCATTCGGCGTCGGCCCAAGAATGAAGGTGTCACTAGCGAAAATACCGTAATATTTCGGAACCCCTTCCGTGGACGCATTTGGGTACGTTGCCCTGATAAAGTTCGCGTCTTTGTTCAATAAGAAGATCTGATTACTGTCAACATCATCACGGGTATAGATTGACAAAGACAAAGGAAACAGGAAATCGGACGGCATTCCCAAGTATTTATTACCATCAGTTATGTCACCCGTCTGATTCTTGCGGTTCACGGGCAGGTTGACTGAGCGATAGATGCGCTGTTCAGCCTGCTTGATGAACGTCGGAATTGCCGCAACAAAAGCTGATTCGGTGTTTTCGCAATAATCCTTGATCGCGGCAGTCAATTCAGTGTAGGTCATGTAGTCACCGTCACGGTCCCCACCTGTCCATGCGCCAAAAGGTTGCCTGACCCACCTGCACCCCCATTTCCTACAGGATCAAACGCAAACAATCGCCTGCTAATATCCTGGGATAAATCAGGGCGCGGATCTCTAATAGCTTGTGGATCAGCATAATCGCCAAGCCTACCGAGAAAGTTCTGGGGCTGATCCTTGTCCAACATATTCTTACCGACCATCAGGCCCGTCATGCGACCAGCTTTGATCTGCGGAACCAAATCCTTGAGCTTGTAACGGAATCCGGTACGATCACAAAACCCGAATGCATATTTGCCTTTAGCAAACTTGGCCATCAGCTATAGCCTCCAGGCACAAAATGCACGGAAGCACGATCACGATCTTCCTGTTCCGCCAACTGCCATTGAAATTCGTATTCAGCTTTAAGTTCGGGAGATCGCACGAATGCTTCTGGATACTTCTGGGATATCATATAGGCTAGGCCAGACACCAACGCCGGTAGGAAGCGAGCGGGCACGTCTGGATCGGTAGATCCCACAGCACCTGTATCTTCAATGCGCCGTATTTGCTGATAAACAAACGTGTAGGCTTTATCGGGTGTAGGCCACAGATACACAACCGGGGCATCACGCTGCTTGTCGATATACAAGTTTACGGGACGCCCTTCGGTGAGCTTGTTCGGGATCGTGGAATACTGCGACACGCTGAATCGTGACAGCGGCAGATCGCTCTGCGTAGTACCAGATCCATCACGAATCCAATACTGGATCAAATCAACGGTATCGGCATCCATCGTGACCGTGGAGGTGCTTGCCGTCAAGGTTTTAGTGCCCTGCTCGACAGTCCAGAAGTTGAGGCCACGATTCACCCATTCAAGGGATATGAGGTTCAGTGACCGGCGAGCCGTCTCCATATCATAGCCCGTCTTCGACTGAAGGCCGCACCGCTCAAACGCCTCTTCCACAATCTCTGAGATCTCAAGATTAAATGTAGAGGTTCCAGACGTAGCCATTAGTCCGAATCCACTTCAGGACATCCGAACTTTTCGCATACGGATTTCTTATAAGAAACGACACCGCCTCCAGCCAACTTTGGCATCCTGGATCCGTTACCAATCATCCCTTTCGCTCTCATATGGGACAAATCGGCAAGGTTCGTATTCTTGGCCACCACCTTTTTAAGCATACCACCGCTAATCAGCCCACCAGCAGCATAACTCGCAGCAATAGCCTTGGCCTGCTCCCTGTCCGTGACCCTATGACCGGAACCCGACCTGAGAGTACCCGCCTTGAATTTGGACATAATCTCACCTGCTGGCATAATTAAAATGCCTTCCAGTTGGGATATTCCTTGGCGATATGACTCGTGTGGCCGACTTCTTCTTCATGGCCGGGATAATTTTCGACAAGCCTGCTGTAATAGCCCCAGTTATGATCCGCCTCCGCCTTCTTGCGAGCGATCTCATTATACTCTGGAACCTTCGCGGCAGAATTCTTTAGATCAGCCATTAGTAACTCTTCCTCAGATAGAGCATTACGGTATAACGATCAGCACTATCGTGGCCCGTAGTCGTGAACAGAACATCACCA